CCCAGTGTTACTGGTGGTGGACAGAGTGTTGTTGACAGCAGTTATAATCCGTTGAGTATTAATGAAGATTACTTTTTCCCGCAGACTTCAGAAGGTCGCGGATCAAAAGTTGAAATTTTACCTGGCGGTACTAACCTAGGAGAAATTGATGACCTTAGATACTTTACTAATAAGTTGTTTAGAGCTCTGCGTATACCTAGCTCTTATTTGCCTACTGGCCCGGATGACGGAGGTAGCTCTTTCAATGATGGACGAGTAGGCACTGCATACATACAAGAACTGCGTTTTAACAAGTACTGTGAACGTTTACAAAGTCTTTTAAACGAAGCATTTGATTTGGAATTCAAACAATACCTAATGAAAAAAGGTGTTAACTTTGATCCCAATGTGTTTGAATTACAGTTTAATCCTCCCCAAAATTTTGCTGCTTATCGTCAAACTGAAATGGATACAGCTAGAATCACAGGCTTCACACAAATGATAGCTATTCCTCAAATCAGCAAGCGATTTGCACTTAAACGTTTCTTAGGCTTGACCGCAGAAGAGATGGCAGAGAATGAAGATCTATGGAAAGAAGAAAACGGATTAGACAAGAACGCAGTCAGCGCCAGTGCTGAACTACGCAGTGCCGGAGTGACTTCTGGAGGCATGGACGGCGATATGTCAAATCTTAATCAAGCAGGAGAATTACCGCCAGAAGGCGCTGATCCAGCAGCCAGTGCGGCTAATCAACCAGCTGGACAGACTCCTGCTCCACCGCCGGCTTAAGATAAATATCTCTATGTTACTAAACGAATTCATTTATTTTAACAGTACAAATGCTGATCTCAAGGACGACGACCGTTATAATCCTTTAGAAGATACCAGTGTAATCACAGCTAAAGATCTACGTAAAACTAGATTAACTTTAGATATGCTGAATAATCTACGTAAAGCAGGCGATGCTAGAGAAAAAGAACAAAAAGAACACTTGGAATTCGTAAAAGTGATGTACGCGACTCCTGCAGAACCTGCTGTTTGAAATAGTACCAGTTAACTGCCGCAGACGTTTTATAAATAATTCTGCAAAACAAATCAAAAGTGATTTAAAAAATCATGCCTTTCTGTCAGAAACGACTCGTTTTTGGCCTATTTCACATAACTAATTCAACTTGGCTGTAAATACATCGACAGCCTTGCCGCATCTAATTAAGGAGAAAACCGCAATGTCTAACAAGTTTGAACAACTATTAGATTATCTTGTCAACGAAGAAATGGATAAGGCCAATGAATTATTCCATGAAATCGTTGTAGAGAAGTCTAGAGAAATTTACGAAAATATGATTGCCGAAGAGGCACAAGAAGACGAAGAATTAAAAAACGAAGCTTCTGACGACGACATGGAAGAATCCATGGACGACGAAAAAGTTAAAGAAGAAACCACACTAGAAATCGGCGGAGATGATGCCGACGGTCTACCAGATGACACCATGGATAAAATGGCTATGGGCATGGGCGATTCAGACGATGAAGAGCCAGGCATGGACGGCGACATGGGCGGCATGGGTGGCGGAAGTTTAGAAGATAAAGTATTCGATCTAGAAGCTGAATTTGAAAAGCTACAAGCTGATTTCGCTGCTCTTAAAGGCGAAGAACACGAAGAACCAGATGCAGATAACTTCGGTGGTCCAAGTGACAACGATGCTGATAATGCTGGTGAAAAAGATGACGATGAAGAAGATGACGACGATGAAGAAGATGAAGGTCAGTACAGCGAGCGTATGCTAACTCGTGAATATGTTGAGAAAGTTGGCAACGACTGGGACAACAAAAGTTCAATGAGAACACCAGGTCCAGTAGGTTCTGGTACAGGTGACAAAGCTGGACAGACATCTGTTGATGGCAAAAGAAGTGTAGTTAGCTCTGCCAAAGACCGTCCATCATCTAACGCTTCTGCACACAATATTCTACAAGGTGGAGTAGGTGAAGGCAGCAACACAGGAACAAGTCCAAATGGTAAAACAGGTGGTCTAGCTGGTAATGTCAAAGGTAAATTTACCGACGGCGGTATCCACAATGTTGACGGTGTTAAGTCCGGTGTTAAAACACTAAAAGGACAAACAGGTTGGCCAAACAACAACAAATCATCTGGTCCAGTAGGTTCTGGTTCAGGCGATAAAGCTGGTCAAACTTCAGTTACAGGCACCAAGTCTATCCTAGACAAACGCCAATAATTTGAGAATATAAATGCTATATCTTAGAGAACATTTAAGTTTTGATCAAGCAGGAGTTGTATTAGAGTCTGACGACAAGGACGGCAAAAACCTTTATCTAAAAGGTATTGCTATCCAAGGCGGGATTCGTAATGCCAATCAACGAGTCTACCCTGTAGACGAAATTGAGCGAGCTGTTAAAACTCTAAATGATCAAATACAAGAAGGCTATAGTGTTCTCGGCGAAGTAGATCATCCAGATGATCTAAAAGTAAATTTAGACCGTGTGTCCCATATGATTACTCAAATGTGGATGGAAGGTCCAAATGGTTATGGAAAGATGAAAATCCTTCCTACTCCGATGGGCAACTTAATTAGAACAATGCTTGAAAGCGGTGTAAAACTTGGCGTAAGTTCACGTGGCAGCGGTAACGTTAGCGACATGAGCGGCCATGTATCTGATTTTGAGATTATCACTGTCGATATAGTTGCACAACCTAGTGCGCCAGGAGCTTATCCTACACCAGTCTATGAACACCTGATGAACAGTCGTGGTGGTAATAGAGCAGTAAGGGTGGCGCATGAAGTAAAAGAAGATCCTAAAGCCCAGAAGCATCTCCGTGAGGCGATGCTTAACATAATAAATGGTTTAAAAACCTAAGGAGACAAGCGATGTTGGACGCATTCAAGAAGCTGGTCGAAAGTGGCATGATGTCAGAGGACGTAAAGTCTGAGATTGAAACTGCATTTAATCAGAAAATTCAAGAAAACCGCGATCTAGTCACCGCTGAACTACGTGAAGAGTTTGCCCAACGATACAGTCATGATAAGACTGTTATGGTTGAAGCACTTGACAAAATGATCAGCGAGAGATTGGTCGCAGAAATGGCTGAACTTGCAGAAGATAAGAAATCTTTAATTGAAACTAAAGTAGCTTATCAACGCAAAATGACCGAAGATGCTAGTGTACTAGAATCTTTTATCATGAATCAGCTAGGTAAAGAACTTGTAGAATTCCAAAATGATCGTAGAAAAGTTAGCGAGAATTTTGAAAAATTAGAACAGTTCATTGTAACTGCACTAGCAAGAGAAATTAATGAATTTGCCATTGACAAACGTGATCTAGCCGAAACGAAAGTTAAACTAGTACGTGAAGCAAAAGCACAATTTGATAATATCAAGAAACAATTCGTTACACGCAGTGCCGCAATTGTGAAAGAGACTGTAGAGAAAAAATTGACATCAGAAATGAGACAACTCAAAGAAGATATCGATTCTGCACGTCAAAACGCATTCGGTCGCCGTTTATACGAAGCATTTGCACAAGAGTTTAGCACAAGTTATCTAAACGAAAAATCTGAAACAGCAAAACTGTTAAAGATTATTGAGAAGAAAGATGTTGAGCTAGCTGAAGCAAAATCTGTTGTTACTGAAAAAGCAAAGTTAGTAGAATCTAAGGACCGCGAAATTCGCGTTGCTCGAGATGTTGCTAATCGCAAAGAAGTAATGGCAGAACTATTGGCACCGTTAGGTGCTGAACAAAAGGGAATCATGAAAGAATTGCTAGAGTCTGTACAGACTGCAAAACTTAATGAATCGTTTGACAAATACCTACCAGCTGTTATGGAAGGCAACATCAAGAAAGTCACTAAGGCTCCTGCCAAAGAGATGATCAATGAAAGTGCAGAAATAACAGGAGATCGTGAAAGTAAACAGCCACAGGTAGGCTTAGATAACATTTTAGATATCCGCAAATTAGCGGGTCTAAAATAATTTAATATTCAAGGAGAAGACATAAAATGTCACAACTATTAAATGAAAGATGGTCAGAGACCAAAGAAGCTCTGCTTGAAGGCCTATCAGGTAATCGCAAGTCTTCTATGAGCGTTTGCTTAGAGAATACACGCAAGTACTTGGCTGAAAGCGCCACAGCAGGAGCAACATCTGCAGGTAACATTGCAACTTTAAACCGCGTTATTCTTCCAGTAATTCGTCGTGTTATGCCGACAGTTATTGCTAACGAAATCGTTGGTGTACAACCAATGACAGGTCCAGTTGCACAAATCCATACACTACGTGTTCGTTATGCTGATACCAGCAGTGGCGACAGCGTAATGGCTGGTGAAGAAGCACTAAGCCCGTTCAAAATTGCTGCTGGTTATTCTGGCAACAACAATGCAGGCAGCGTTCCTAAAGCTCAAACAACAGCCGTCCTAGAAGGACAACCAGGCAAGCGTATGAGCATTCAAATCTTGAAAGCACCAGTAGAAGCCAAGTCACGCAAGCTATCAGCTCGTTGGACATTCGAAGCTGCTCAAGATGCACAAGCTATGCAAGGTATTGACATCGAAGCAGAAATCATGGCTGCTCTTGCTCAAGAAATCACAGCTGAAATCGACCAAGAAGTTCTAGCTTCTTTACGTGCATTAGGTACAGTTGAACAAACTTATGACCAAGCTAGCGTATCTGGTACAGCTACATTCGTTGGTGATGAACACGCTGCTCTAGCTGTTCAAATCAACCGTGTTGCTAACTTGATTGCACAGCGTACACGTCGTGGTGCTGCTAACTGGGCGGTTGTTTCTAACCAAGCTCTTACAATTCTACAAAGTGCTACAACAAGTGCATTTGCTCGTACTACAGAAGGTACATTCGAAGCTCCTACAAACACCAAGTTTGTTGGTACATTGAACAACGCAATGCGTATCTATGTTGACGCATATCTTGCTGATACAGACGACAACAACCAATGTTTAATTGGTTACAAAGGACCATCTGAAGCAGATGCAGCGGCATTCTATTGCCCTTACATTCCTCTAATGAGTTCTGGTGTTGTTCTTGACCCAGCAACCTTTGAACCAGTAGTTGGCTTCTTAACACGCTACGGCTATGTTGAGTTGACAAACACTGCTAGTTCTTTAGGTAACGCTGCTGACTACCTAGGCAAAGTGGCTATCACTTCTGCTAACGTCAGCTTCCGTTAATCCGAATAGGATTACAACACAAAACCCGCTTTGGCGGGTTTTCTTTTGACCAAAAAATAAATAGACCATGTCACCATTTATAGAATTCCATCCTAATCCTTTTACTGACCATCTTAAAGATAACTGGCAAGGCATCAGAGACGAGTACTATTGGTATTTGAGAAAACACGGAATAATGGATGATAACAATGTTATAACCCAAAAGAAACTTCAAGAGCACAGTCCTTTACCTAACTCAAACGATAATTTATATACCAAAGAATGGACCAGTGACGGGTTCTTTGTTAGACCTAATATATTATGTGAAGATCAACAGGCAAGAATACATTGGGGAACTGAACAATATCGAATGAAGCCTGAGATATACGATTGTCCTAATATTTTATACATATACGAAAAATGGAAAGATCATCTAGGATCAATTGTGTTTAATATTAGCTATCCTGGATCAACATTAAATCATCATTACGGTGTAGATTCTCAATATATTAGGATGCATGTCTGTATTAAAACAGAAGAACACTGTACATTTGATGTTGAAAATCATCGAAGAGGATGGAATGATGGAGATGTATTTGGATTCGACGATGCTAACTATTGGCACGGAACAATACATCGACCAGAAGGTAAACATGAAAGAATTATATTACTAGTTGATATAACAAAAGAATTTGTTAAGACATGGGCAAAGACTTGGCCAGTACGTGATAAACGTCCATTAGAGACTGTAAAAATTAATCCCTGGTAAATACAATGTTCGCTCTTAATTGAGAGTTTATGCGGTCCCCACCGCGTAGGCCTAGAACGCCATAACACAAGGAGAAAACAAATGGGACGTCCTTTAAATAAAAAATATTTTGGTAACCGTAATATCGGTTCCGCAAGCACAACAGCTGATAATGGCATTGGTGGTGAAGGTGTAGCAAGCGTTAGCCAACCAGGAGGCGGAGTTGGTAGCTTTGTTATCAGTAACACATACCAAAATTTTCCAACACTAACAGCCGCTGCCCCAACACTTCCAAACGGTGTTACAGCTTTATTAAGTCCAGTATTTGAAGTTGCTACAGTTTCCTTCTATTCAGGTGGTCAAACAAACGCTGACTACTTACCAGGTTTATCAACTGCCGTGACTGCCCTAGGCGGCGTTATTGTTAATATTACTGAAGTTGCTAGTAAAGTTACCGCAGTTGATGTAACAACTGCTGGAACTAACCGTGGTGAATTCCGTCTTGGCGACTTAACCGGCAGTGGACTTACAACATTCCAAGTATTACAAGCGCCTAATGCTGGTACAGACTTACAAATTAACGTAACATTCCGTGTCAAACGTATTGAAGTTACTGAACAAGGTTCTGGTTATGTTACAGTTCCTGCATTGACATGGGGCGGCCATACATTCACTGGTCAAACAGCTCCAAGTTTAAACGTTGTAACATTGACAACAGACACTGGTGCAGTTGGTTCGGCTACAAATGAAGAAAATGCTATTCTAATGACAGCATACTTAACAGGTGGTTCAGCTGTTACAGTTGATATTAAGAAACAAGTTTCAACACGCCGTTACAAAGTAACAGATGGCACACGTACTGGCATTGTCAAACTAAAATCAAGTGTGGCAACTGCCGCCGGTGAAGGCAGTGTTCGTTTAGTTGACAGTGATGGCGGCACATATTTTGCTACCAAAATTACAGCACACAAAGCTACTATTACCCGTGGTACCGGTGTCCAGGATGCATTTGTAACTGGTACAGCAGTCAAATGGAACATGACTGCGGCAACAGCAGATTCATTATTGATAGACAACGCTTAATTACTTTAAGTACACAAGAAAAGGGCGCAAGCCCTTTTCTTGTGATCTGCTAAATATGTGTAAAGGAATTCTGCATGGCAACGGACGTAATTAGATACTCTGGTGATTTAAAAATAGCAACTGCTGTTGGCGGAACTATGACGTTTGACACCGGCGTCAATACTGGCAGTGTGATTATCACCGGTAATCTAACTGTAAGAGGAACACAAACTTATATCAGTTCAACAAATACCAATGTTACAGACAATATATTAGTTTTAAATTCTGGTGAAACTAACGGTTATGTAACACTGGGTCAAGCAGGTATTGTTATTGATAGAGGAAACAACGCTAGCTCAACTTCGTCAGCACAGTTAGTTTATGATGATACACAACCTTGGTCTGCTTACAGATATACGGCAACTACAGGGACATCTTATTCAGGACAGTGGGTAATTAAAGCCGCAAATAAATTAAGTGCAATTCAAGTTTCAGCAATTAGGTTTGACGGACAAGGTCCAGAAAATGACGGACGATTAAACTTACTAGGCCGCGGTGTAACAGGCATGCTGTCCGTAGCAGGACAAAATAATTATGCCAGTCGTGTTACACATGATGATGATATTCCAAACAAGTCTTATGTTGATAATCGACCGTTTAATGGTTTGGCTACTTCAGCCGAATGGGCAAAAGTTTTAAAAGAAAGCACAACATCTGATACTTCAATTGTTCCAGCAGACAGTGTATTCTCTGGAGTACCAAGTAGAATAACAACATATATTGACGGTGTAACTAACATTATTGTTCAACAAGGCACTGTTCAGTTTACCGGATTATCATTTATTGGTAATACAATTAGACCAAATACCAACAACACTAACTTAACTCTGCAAACGCAAGGCACAGGTACTGTTGTTGTAAATAATGGTATAAGTATTGGTCATAGTGCAACTCCTCCGTATCCAAATCAAAGTAGTGTCAAAATATACACAACATCTACTCTAGGTGCCGGCAGTACAGGTATTATGTTTACAACACTTGATAATAGGACAGCACCTTCTAGCACTGCTCGCGGGGAACTAATTTCAGCAAGAAAAGCCCTTGTGCTTTCGATAATATTTTAAGGATTAGAAATGGCAATCACCAATTCACAATTAGGCTCTGTTTCAAAAACTGTAGTGTTTGCGTCTACAGGAGAAAACGCAATTACTTGTATTATATTCTGTAATACTAGTTTAACAACAGATGCAACAGTGTCAGTTTGGATAGTTCCAGCAGGATACCCGGCAGGCACTGCTAATCAAGTTTTAAATGAACTTAGTATCCCAGCAGGAGAGACATTTAGTATAGACACAGAAAGATTCATCTTGTCAGACAGCGACAGTATACAAGCACAATCTAGTCAAAATTTACTAGTAACTGCTACTGTAAGTTACGTTTCAACAGGCCAGTAAGATGAAATTTTATAAACGATTAGCATTAAATCCCCACAGACCTCAAGATAATAGAGTTGCTGTAGAAAAAGACGGTCGTGCTCTTATTGACACAACTCAAAGTCTAAGACTTCCAAAAGGAAATATCAGTCAACGTCCTACAGATACTGCTACAGGACAAATAAGACAAAACTCAGAACTATCTGAAATTGAAACTTTGGTAAACAATGTCTGGGAAAGAAATAGAACTGTACGTCCAGGTACTATTGTTGTGCAAAATCTTGGCAGTGGAAATTATTACAGCAATATTTTTGGTCCTTTAAACTCTGACTATCAACCAAGTTATGATAAAAGTCCAGCTAACATTCAAGTTTATGTTGACAATGTTTTTCAAATTGCTTTTACTAACTATGATATAACCACTAACCCTACGCCTGTTGTATCACAAACTACAGCAACTACTACATCCGGTTCAACAATTATTAAACTTAACGATGTTACAAATGTTCAACCTGGTTGTAAGATTACTGGTTCTGCGTCAATTAATTCAGCCACAACAGTATTAGGAACAATTACCGGTACAACATGGATTCAAATAAGTTCTCCTGTTACCAGTACGGTGTCAGCATTAACAAATCTTACTTTTGTTTATAATACAGGCAGTTATCTATCTTTTACAGGTGCTGTTCCAGCTAAACCTGTTGTAGTAGTTCTTGGCTACGATGGTTACTTCCCTCCTTGATTCGCGCCTATAAAGCACAAATATTACTTTCCAAATAAATACATCGATGCCGGACTATCTGGCAGATTCATACTGTGGTAAACCCGCAATG